ACTGGCGTGGCCGGAGTCGCCCGTTGCACTGGCGTGGCCGTAGTTGCCCGTTGCACTGGCGTGGCCGGAGTAGCCCGTTGCACTGGCGTGGCCGGAGTAGCCCGTTGCACTGGCGTGGCCGTAGTTGCCCGTTGCACTGGCCACCTCGCCGCGCTCGGTGGCCACCGAACCGCCAGCGCCGATCTCCAGCAGACGCGCGGAGATGAGCGCCATGGCCTCACGCCAGCACGCGAATGTTCCGACGACGACGCCACGCGGGAACTTGACCTTGCCAGACAAGTCTACAAGGTCGACTTTGACCGCCTCAACAACGAGCCATTTGCATTGCTCGTCATTGTTCTTAAGCGACCAATCGCCGGCACCCCAAAGCCAGCCATGCAGGCCGTTGCCACATCGGGGCGTTGGATCCCAATCGGGCGCTTTGACGGGCCCTTTCTCCGGCCACACGAAATCATCGTGACTGCGCATGTTGCGATCGACCGTGCGCAGGACGAGGACGGTTTCCGGTGAGGCTGGCGCGACAGCCTTTTTGCTACGACTCGCCTTGGCCGGCGTTTTCTTGGCGACCCTCTTGGCCACCTTCTTGATAGGTCTCTTGGCCGGCACTTTCTTGATAGGTCTCTTGGCCGGCACTTTCTTGGCGACCTTCTTGGCCACCTTCTTGATAGGTCTCTTGGCCGTCACGCCTCGCCCTCCATCTCCCGCTCCTCGATTTCGTGATCGAGCTCGTAAAGCTTCTGCAGGGCTTCATCCAGCTTTGACTGAATGAAATTGACGAGCGCGCTTTGAGCTGTGCGCTGACTCTCGAGGCGTGCCAGTGGGACGGCGATGGGATGGCGCAGGAACGGGGCGCGGTCTGCCGTGCGAAGCGTGCGGTGGGTGCTGGAGGAGATCACGCCACAGCCTCCATGCCATCCATGCGCGGGCCAAGCTCGGCGGAGAAGTCGCAAGAACTGTCCTCGCGCCACCAGCGCATGGCGGCGAGCTCGGCGATGCCTCTGCTTGCGTAGTCGCCATGCTCGAGCAGTCCCACGTGAATTCTGCCCGTGCGGTTGCAGCGAATGAGCTTGACGAACCAGTGTCCAGGGGATTCGTAGGTACTGGCCGTGAAGTCCACGAAGTACCCGACGCACTCGTATGCCGGGCGCATGACGCCGAGAGCCGCTTGAGGTGCTACCATGGATACGGGGAACGCCTGAGGCAACATCACGCTTTCTCCTCTGTTAGACGGCCGGTGTTACGAGCACCGGCCGTCGTCGTTTAAGGACTGTCTGTGCCAGCGTTGTCGGATTCGCCCTCGGGGAAGGGCTTCACGTTCTTGAGCGGGTCGTAGTCAAGCGCGCTTTGGACGTGGGACTCCAACATGCGCGTGACGACCCAAATCAGGCCGCCCATGACGAGCACAACGGCCCATTTCTCGAAAACGGTCAAACCGCCGCCGGCTCCAGGTCCATGGGCTCGGTCTTGGGAATGCCCAGCACCTCGCGCTTGTCGCGTCCAGTGATCGGGTCGCGCGTCTCGAGGACGGCGATGAAGTCGGCTGCGGCATCAAGGCAGAAGGCGGCAGCGTCCCGACGCAACTCGGCGCCCATTTCTGCGTCTGTGAGCTGCGCCGCCAAGGATGGTCTGGAATCGGCGAGTCGTAGGCATTCCACGTAGATCCGACTCGCCAATACGTCAGCACGTAGCGTGAAACCTGGATTCGTCATTGGCGCCCTCCTGACAGACTGGAATTGACCGACTAGAACGGTCGTACTTGTCGCATGGCGGCAATTACGCCGCGTCGTCTGTCACTGGCTCACGGAGCCAGGAGAAAACCGTCGCAGGCTCGACGTTGAACGCTCCAGCGATGCGATCGATGTTGTCCGGGCTCGGCATCACGCCGCGCTCGTATTGGGAGATCGACGGCTGCGGCAGGCCGGAGCGGTCGGCTAAGTCGTCTTGCGACCAGCCCCGCTTGCGGCGCTCTGTTCTGACTCGATTGGCGATCTGTATTGCCATGACAGGAGAACTATACGTCCCTGCGAGGCAATACGCAACCCCCCAGGTCTGCCGGTCACGTCGTACAGGCCTGACATCGCCAATGGCGAGACCGCTGCCTCCCAGGGAGACTTACGGACGCGTCAGCCGGCTACGCAGATACCAAGGAACCCTCAAGACCTTGGAGTGAATTAGAAATCAGGCGCTTCTGGTGCGTTTCTTGGGCGTCGTCTCCATGAGAGCCCTGGTGCATTGCTCGACCACCGAATCCAGGTAGTAGGCCACGGCTTCCTGTTCGGTCGTGTTCACGCCGTGGTGCTCGAGGACGTGGCAGGCGAGGTGATAGGCCTCATGCGCAAGCGTGCTGTGCATTCCCGGCGTGTCCTCCCATTTCGCCAGCCAGAGCACAAACATGGACGCCAGAGCCCTTGGCGGGTCGTCGGCTTCAACGTCAACGATCAGCACGCGAGCCATTGAATCGTTAGGAATGTCTCGCGCCGTTTGCTTGGCTGGGCAGCGATATTCAGAACGTAGCCAGGACAAGAGTCTTTGCCTGGAGCCGACAAACAGCACCACATCTGCACCGTAAACCGAGTCTACGAGTTCTTTGATGATGGGCATGGTACTAGCCCACCGCCACGCGCCGTGAAAGCGGCTGTTCGTAAAGATCAAACATCGTGCGTACGACTGTCTCGGCGTCCCACTGTCTGCTCATGCGCGGAGACTTGGTGACTACGACATCGCCGACGACGATTGCTTGTCCCCACAGGTGTCGTCGCTTCCTGGTCATGTAGTCCACGTCCCAAATGTCTCGCAAAGTACCGGCGTTGGCGTACCAGTAGGGCAGCGGAATCTGCTGAGTCTTGCGAGCCTGTGTCACTGGCAGCGGCCGGTGCGTATGACCGCCCACCCACAGACCGTAGGGTGATCCGAGCGTGATGGACTGCACCTCATCAGCGTTGGCTGCGGCCTCGTAGCCGTGGCCGAAAGTGACTTGCCCAAGCCGAAACACACCTCGGTGCCTGTCGTACACGTAGTCGCAGGGCTGCTCCCAATGTTTGAGCTCGTCTTCGTGAATGCGGTAGTCGCACAGGTCACGCAGCTTCTTGTCAATGCGATTGATGGCCTGCAGGTTCGCATCGTGATTCCCAGGCAGGAACACGCGTCTGGCGCTAGGTTGTGCTTCGCGCACGCGCCGCAAGAATTCGTTGTGGGCCTTGAACTCCTCGGATAGTGGCCAGTCGTATTCGGACGGCCAGCGGCTTGCACTGTCTGCCTCGTGACCATCGCCGAGATGGACTACCACGCTTGGCTTGCGCCCCGCGATCTCCTGCACTAGCCAGTCAACCGCTTCTTTGTCCTCGAGCGGACAGTGAGGACACGAGAATGCCAGGAACGTCACTCGCTCTGGCATCAGCGGTGATCCCCGTCAGGCTGCTCGTTCTCCGGTGGATGGAAGCGATCAAACAGCACGTAACTCGCAGGCGATGGCTCTACCGGCTGTAGAACACCAACGGAGGATGCGCTCGGCGCTGGACATAGAGCCGTGCGCTCTTGCCAGTACACATTCCCGAAGGTATCGAGTTTTCGCTCGAGCACTCGCACGGCTATACCAGCATTGCCTTGCTCGTCTACACCCTGTTGGATGACCACGAAGACACCATCGCGCTGCATGGTCTTGATGGGATCGAACACAAAGCCAGAAAAAGCAATTGGCCCATAGCGTTCGTCAAGCCCGCTAGGAGCCGGAAAGGCTGCACCGCGACCGTCCTGCAACACCAGAGCGCATAGAAGGGCGAGCGGCCATTTCATGGGTCAGGCTCCGTCGTCGTGCTCGACACGCGTTAGGAGGGCGTCGTCGCGCCGTACGGGGACTGGCTTCCACCATGGATCGTTCTTGACGTAGCGGACGCTGTGGCGGTCTGCGTAGTCGGCAAGTTTGGTCGCTACGAGGTCGGGATCTCCGGGATAAAGCCTTCGCAGCAGCGTGCAATGGACAATGACCTGCCGCCAGAGCAGGCGCCGGTGGGCTTGCTCTGGTGTTTCCGCCTCTGGCTCGCTCACTGCTGCGGCGCCTGCGGTGCGGGCGGTGCCGCTGGCGCCGATTGCGTAGGGTCCGCCGGTGCGGTCTGGACGGCCTGCTGGTGCGCGGTGACGATAGCCATGCCAATGCCAGACGCCAGCGCCACCACTGCTCCCGCGTGCGGGCTAGCCGCCGCAATCATCGGCACCAGCGAGGACAGCCCGGCAAGTGCCGTGGCGCCACCAAAGATGTACTGCCAGATGTGATGCTTCTGCCACCAGGAACGAGTGTCCACCGGATCGTTACTCATGCTGCCTCCTCGGGGTTGGACTGCATCAACACTCCACGCGGAAACCTCGGCACGGGCAGCAGGGGACGAAGAGAGATGTAGAGATCGTCACGCTGGACGCAAAAGAGAAAGATGGATTCTGGAGTCGCGAAACCGTGGTCTACGCCAAAGTCCTTTCCGGCAGCCTGAAACACTGCCGAGACGTTGTGTGAACACTCCTGCGTTGCATCGGAGGTGAAGCGCCTGGCAGCAAAAACCGGCCGGTGCAGCGCCTTGGTGAGCAGCGCGTCTACTAGTTGGAGAAAGACGTTCCGATAACCGTAAGCCCTACCCGCGGTCTCGTTGGCCTTGGCACTCATCGCGATGATGTCTCGGCCGTCGAGATTCACGGGTCTGTAGATGCCCACCCGCTCGCCGGTACCCGCGTACTCTCCAAGCGGACGCCTGACGATGCTTCGGCGCTCGATCAGGGCCTCCTGGGCAACGGCCGAGTAGAGGTCTCCGCCTTCGACAATGAACGCAACGTGACTCACCTCGGCTGGACCAAACTTATCGCCGGTGGCCCAGCGGATGGCACGGCTAACGCGCGTATTGCCCTGTACGCACACAATGTCGAACGGCTGTAGACGCATCAATTCACCACCGAGACCGTTTTGTGAACGTACTTGGTGTAATTGGCAATGTACTGCGCCGGTTGACCTTTACCTGGGCCGTTCCAGTTCTTCTTCCACCACACGGCCGCCGTCTGAACGTCATGCGCTTCTGGTAGCGGGCCAGGAATGGACAGACACAATGCGCGGGCAACGCCGCACGCGAAGCCGTCGTTCTCGGCAAGTAGTTGAAACTCGGGGCTTAGAGAATTCGCAAGCTGGCAAATACCTAGGTAGAGTTTTGGGCGTTCCCTGTGTGCCCAGCGCATGGTCGCCCTGTACGTTGGGCCTTCCATCTGCCAGAGACCCAGCGCGGGCCCCCCGCCCATCTGCCGCCGACCGAGCTCGCCGAGATGGGTCTCCTGGGCTGCAATGCCTATGAGCAATTCCTCGGCGTCTGCACTCCAGAGCTCGATCTTCTGAAGCGTCGGACGGATTACGACAAGCCGCAACGTGTCCGCGTCCATTACTTACCCCACAAGTGCTTGAACCAATCGAGATGGGTCGCGATGATTCCGCCGACGCTCGACACCACGGCGATGGCTCCGGCGATCCAGCCATTCACCCAACGGACCCTCCCCTGGTGCTCATCAAACTTGGTGTCGAGAGCATCTATGTCTCGCTCGGCGGCGTCCACGCGGTCTGCCAACGAGCCGGTGCGCTCCTCAATGCGAGCCGTGCGCTCTTTGATTTCGGCGGCATCTGCTCGCGTCGCCTTCACGTCTGCAGAAAGGTCGCCCAGCCATTGACCGATCAGCTTGGAAATCGCGTCTTCCGTCACCGCTCCAATCTCCGTAGTCAGTCCAGACGGTGCGCTTGACCGTCGTAAGTGAAATGGACGCCGCCATGTCCGATCTCGCGCGGCTCGCCGTTGGGAAGATTGCGGTTATTGGGGTCGTAGATCCGTGCAAGCGCGAGCATGGGAACGTTGCGCAAGACGGGCAACCAGCCCTCGCCGTCAGGCGACGTGCTGCGATAGGTGCCTACGAGAGTCCACGGGGTAGCACCTGACGGACCAGTCATGTACGACCACCAGCGCACCTCGAGACCTGAACCGACGCCCTCCGCGACTACCCGCACTTCGTCACGGCTCCAGTAGGCTGGCAGCGGGAAGCGAATCGTTCGCGACGCCACGTCGGAGAGAGCTGGCTGCGCGAGTAGCAGAACGGTGGCGCTTAATAGACAGAGACCGACGATGGCGGCGCGCGGCTTCACATGACAGCCCTCGCAATCGGACTCTGCGGCCGGGGCAGGCCGCCGTCAGTCATTTGAACGGTAATGGAATGCCAGGCGCCCGAGGGATCCTCCGTGGCGCGCACATGAACGGATTGGCGTCTGTCGTGTAGAAGCTCTAACCATGTGTCGATCGAGACGCTGACGACAAGCACCTGATCCGGAACATCGATAGCCACTTTGTTGGCTTTGCCGTCGATCCAGCCGGTCACAACCGTGCCGTCCACCTCGATAGGCTTCTCGAGAGGCTGAGGCGCCAGCGCGCACACGGCCAAGAGGAGAGCGGCAAGCCATCCTGGTGTCATGGCTGCTTGCCTAACTTGCTATTGACCCAGCGCACGGTGCCCTCAGACACCGCGCGTACGGCCTTGTCCAATTCGTTAGAACGCATCGCCTTGATATCGGGATGGGCGGAGGACTGCGCCACCTGGCGCTTGGCGGCAAGCAATGATCCGACGTGGCGACGAGCGGCGTGAAGCGGCTGAGCCAGTAGAACCTCTGGATTCTCGCGTAGCGTCTTGTGGTATTGCTGAGCCAGGCCGTTGTGAACAGCCGCGTCCATATCGGAACGCGCCCTCTGAGCCTTTGCGTTCATGTCGAATAGCTGCTTGATGTACTCAGCGCCGGGGTCGTTGACGTTCACGGCTGCGCTCCCGGCATGTTCCACTGCGGATGCCGGCCTGCCAGCACCTGCATCTTGGCGATCTCGCGCGCCGTGCGGATCATGTGCTCGAGTACCTTCTGCTGCGTCTCTTGAGGAGACTGCTGATAGCCGGGATCTGCCATCGCCTCATCCAGTAGTGTCTTGGACTGCTGGCCCGAAGCTGCGATGTAGGACTTATATTCGGCGGGAGAGAGCTTGATCCGGCTGTCGTGCGTGGGGTCCTTGACCTTCTGGTCGGGGAAGTCGATGTGCTTCACGCCAACCCTCTGGAGCTCGGCGTCGTACTTGTTGGGTGGCGCGTTGTCCGCTTCTCCCCAGGCGTTCAAGCCGAAACGCGAGACGGTGCCGCGATTCGTTTCCGGCACGGTCTGACGAAGCCCAGGAATGCCCATCTTGATCTCATCGGCGATCGACTGCGGCTTTCTCTTGATGGCGTCTGGCTGCGAGACGCCAAGCTGCTGAGAGACACGCTGTTCAACGGTGGGCGGCTGAGCCTGATCCTGAATGCGCGCTAGGCGTTGCACATCTGGCGGTACCAGCGTGTCTCGCATCAGGCCGCCCACCAGCGCACGTCCCTTGCTCTCGGGACGCGCAATCGCATCCGCGGCGGTCATGGCCGTATCCACAAACGGCACTTCACGGGCCACGCCAGCCCCTGATCGCAAGAGTCCAGCGTTCAGGCCGCCGGACTTGCCCTGTGCTCCGTAGGCGTCCATGGCGCGACGAATGGTTGCGCCTACCTGTAGCGCCTCGAGAGCCGGCGTGTGCATCATAAAACGTGGTACGTCGAGCCCAAGGATGCGCACGCCACCGGGCTTCACGTCTCCCTGTTCTCGTTTGTCGCCCTCGGAGTAGTAGCCACCGATCTGGTCGGCGTTCATGTACCCAATCGTCAGGAGAGCAGCGCCAAGCGTCTGCTTCTTGAGATTGCGCATGATGTAGTCGGCGTCCTCGGGCTTCATGTTGCGAAGCCCTTCACCGAAGATCTGACGAGTGATGCGGGTAGCTGCTTTGACACCGCCGGCCGTATAACTCAACCCCTCTGCCGCGTAGTTGGTGGGGACACGCACGATGGGCAGGGCAAACTCCAGGGCCCGCGCCACATTGGGATGGCCAGAGCCGCGAAGATACCCAAGCCCATTGCGGTACACGTCTGTCAGAACATTGTCGTTGAGAAAGATCGAGCGATTCGCCTCAACATAGGCCCTGCCACCGATCTGCGCTTGCACTTGCGGATCCGAGAGATCCGCGCCGTGCGCACCCTCGTAATCGGCAATTTGCTGGAGCGCCCGCTGGAATGCCGCACGTTTGGTGGGTGTCTTGAGCGCCGCGTGAATATTGCCGAAGAAGTCCATCGCTCCCTCGAGCCCACCGGCAGAGGGCGGATGCGGCTTCCCGTACAAGAGGTCTAGCTCGCCAGAACCAGTCTTGGCTGCTCGCGCGGCGTCGCGGTAGGTGTCGGGATTAAACAACTGCCCCAACGCTGATACCTGCGCCTTGGTATTGAAGCCACCACCCTCCACCGGAGCTTTCTCGGCAATCGAATGCACGCCAGGAACGTGGCTCCAGAGTGCGCCAAGAAAGTCTTCTGCCGGGGTCAGGGCCGTGCGCTCGAGTCCGGCGGATGCGAGCTTCAGCGTCGTTGGGATGTTGGACAAGAGCGCCGCTCGCCGCCACTTCACCAAGAAGTCAGTCGCGCGCTGCGGCGCAGTCCTGGCAGCGAGGCGCTGTCGCGCGATCTCGGTATCGGCCTGGCGGCGCAGCGCCTCGACGTTGGCTCTGAGTTGATTCGCCTCCGGGTCCATCGCGATCGGGGCCGGGCGTGGCCTGGGGTCAAAATTCCCCGTAGACAACTGGCTCTGGATCTCGGCCGCGCGACTGTTGAGTCGCGTCTTGAGCGCCGCGAGGCGAATGGCATCGGGATCTTTCGGCGGCTTCGTGGCGTCACGCAGGTTAGTCAACTCATCCTGTAAGGAGCCCAACCGCTGCTTGAGATCCGACAACTTGGGAGACCACGGAGAGACCGTCTGCCTGCGCGGCTCTAGATCCTTGTTGGCAATCCGCGACTCAAGGTCTGCGATGGCACGCTTCGTGGCGTCCTCGGCCGCTTTCACGCGACCAACCGCCATTCCGTCATCGCTTCCGGCGGCGTCCACGATGGACTTCAGGCGGTCGCGCTCGACACGCAAATTCAGCGCTTCTTGGTCGTACTGAATTGGGTTGCGAGGACTGGCCTTCTCGCCCGTCGCGATCTGCCTGTTGAGAGCGTCAATCTGCCGACTGAGCCGAGTCTTGACCCCGTCGAGCGCCGTCTGCATCTGCGTCTCGGGGTCAATCGTCGCGCGGGGGTCGATACCATTGGCGCGCATGGCGTCCTGCACCTGGCGGCGCATGGCCATCACCTGATCGGAGGGTGCTGCGTGCTGAAAGCCGCTCTTGAGCGGGCGCTGGCCAGACTGCGCGTCTTCCAGAGCAGACGTGAGCCGAAGCTGCGCCTTGACCTCGCTAAACTGTTTGGCCAGCTCGTCAGCACTCGGCTGGGCAGTCTTGCCATACCCCGAAATGGCATCACGAATGTCCCGCGGCGTTACCCCGTCAATGTGATCCTTGACAGCATTGTAGATGTGATCCACAACCTCAGCCGCGTTAGTTCCCAATACCTGCACGCGATTGCGCGCCATGTGGGACAGAACGGCAAGCATCTCGGGGTCAAAGACGGGGTTGGCGCTGGCGCGTCCCGCGAGAATGCGGAACTGCTTACTCAGGCCGTCCCACTCGGTCTGTAGCGCGGCCTTGCTCGCCCCACGACGGGCAGAGCGTAGCTGCATGCCCATGTGCCGCACAGCGGCGTCCGCGGCGGCATTCTTGGCGGCCTCTTCGTGCTCTGCAATCCTTTGCTGGGCGGCCTCTAGTTGAGCGCTCAAGTCCTGAAGGCGGGAACGCACCTCGGCAGGTACGGCCTTGCCCTCATTAGCCACGCGCGCGCGCTGTAGCAGGTTGTCGAAGCTGTAGTCCTGTCGGACGATGGCCTGCCGAGCGAGACCACCCAAGCCCCATTCACGCCCCGCGTGGCGAGCCGCCTGATCGTTGGCGTCAATCGCGTCCTCGAGGTGTGCCTGTTGCTGACGTAGCGTGGCAGCGGCTTCGTCGTTGCCGCTCGCGATGGCGTCTCCAAGTTGCGCCGTCACGTCGCGGTGATTGTTCGACAGCCGCATCCGGTCGTAGAGGAGCGCGTGATTCTCCTCGGCGTTGAGCGCCCGCGGCTGAGCGATGATGGACCGCGCAAGAACGCGCGGCATGTCCGGATTTGCGTCTACCGTGGCCTGCGCACGCGCGAAAGCGTCTGGACCCACCGCATCGCGCACCGCAAGTTCGACGGGTGCCTGACCGCGTCCCGCACGCTCTGCCATGGCCACGGCATTCTTGAGACTGGTCGCACCCGCCAGCGCCGGAGTCAGGCTAGGCACGTCGCCCGGCTCCTGCGTCGCCGCGGAAGCCGTGCCGGCGTTGCGCGCCATCTCGAGGCGGTCAGGCGGTGGCGCGATCTTCTCGGCAGCTCCAGCGGCGGCGGCAATCTCGCGAATGTCGTTGTGGTCCTGACCGCCCAAGGCCAGGAGGTGAGACGTTACGGCAGCGTGTTGCTGCGCCGCCCCTTGCTGCCCAGCGCCGCTCGGTTGAAGAACCGCTTCTCCGACAGGCCCGGCAGCCGCTGCTCCCTGATGAGCGGGGACGGTCCCAGCATCCGGTTGGCGAATGCTTTCTCGTTCTCCAGGTAGACCGGCATGTGCGGCGCCAGGAGCGTTTTCGTATGGGACAGGCCGTAGCGCCCCACCATCCCCGACAGGGACGGCGAGCTCTGCACCAGGCTGTTGTCGTCCAACTGGTTCAACGACGTGATCGGCATTGACTTCACCCCTAGGAAAGACTGCCCAAGCATTCGTCGGTCCGTCCGGACCGTAAACGACGTGGTGGTACGAATCGTAACCGGCCTGTTGAAAGGCGTGCCCGGCCTCGGTGATAGCTGCCTCAAGGTGGGCCGTGTCGTCGGGCGACTCGCCGTGGAGCGCCTTGGCAACCAGGGCGTCTTGCATGTCTTGCCCAAGAATGGGCGTGTCTTCACCCGGCTCTACACCCAGGCGAGCGGCAGACCTGCGCACTGCGTCTTGCGCAGCCTGTGGATCCACGTCGTGCATCTCTCCATAGGAGTAATGCGCCTCCGTGGAAAACGGATTGGAGACTGGAATCTGTGCTTCGCGGACTACGCCATTGTCGCCGTATTTGAAGGCGGCGTACTTCTCGGCGTAGTTGCGATCTTCGGCGTAGTGCTTCCCCCACAGGTGAGAAGCGCCGTTCGTCTGCGGGGCGAGCCCTACATCGGCGGCTTCGCCGCGGAAGACGGGGCCGGTTGGGACCGGGACGGATTCTCCGACTCCAGTCGTAACGGCAGATACGGCCTGACCATTCGCTTGGTCAACTCCGGTCCGTACTGGCTCACCAGGCGCGCCAGCGCTGGAGACCTCTTGTGGAGGTTCGGGTCGTCCAGCTCGTCCAGCGACGTGATCGGCATAGGCCTTCTCCAGATCCGCTTCTAGTGAGCCGGGCTTTGGCGCTGGCAGTGGCGGCGCTTCGCCACCCGTCTCGGGGGACAGTATACGCGCATGCGCGAATGGTGATTCCTCTTCGGCTGAAACCTCGGGCTCCACGCGAGCTCTGCCGCGCAGGTTGGGAAGCAGGTTGCGCAGGTTGGGAAATGGGATTTTCGGGTTGTAGCGCCCCTCTGGTACTGCTGACCCAAGCAGGTGAGCACCGCCGAAGGCAGCTCCGATCGCAGCATTCGTCAACGTGCCGCGCACCTGATCTTCAGGAGATAGCCCGGCGGTATCTCCGTAGCCCTGAACCGCGCCCTCTCCGGTGGCCGCGCCGAGTCCGACGAGACGAGCTGCCATAGGTAGCTTCTCGCCCGCGGCAGTCAGGGCCTCGACAGCTTCCGGACCACCGGCTGCGGCAGTCTCGAGCGCTCGAGCGGATGACATGGGTAGGTACGCACCCGCCGCGATTCCACCCACCGATCCAACTCCCTGGGCGAAAGCGTGTCCGTGCGCCATGGCATTGACGCGCTCGCCCTCGAGATCCGAGAGCATCTGCTGACGGGTGCCCTCGGGAATGTAGGTGAACTCCTGTGGCACATTTGACGCTGCCGCAACGTATGGAAGAGCCTTCGCCAGAGTCGGATGATTTTCAATGGCGTTAGACGCCCGCTCGGCAAGGCCATACATCCATCCAGAAAGCATGTTGGACGCTTGGCGCACGGCTGGCATCACGGCCCCCGGATCCTCGCCAAGCGAGTCTTGGACTTGCTTGCCCTTCATGGGCGCCAACTGACCTGCAGCCTGCGCGTCGGCCATACGCTGCTTCCAGTAGCGCCGCGCTTGCTCTTGGGGATCGTCCTGAGAAGAGCCGAAGATATCCGCCAAAGATGGACGGCTATCTACTTCGGAAGCTCCGAAAATGTCGCCCAACGACGGTCGATAGGCCGAATCGTCTGCGCCACCGAAAATGTCGTCTAGCGACGGTCTATCGGTCATAGCCCGAGGAACTCAACGATTTCGGGATCCGTGTAGTGGTGCGAACGGGCCGCTGCGATCTTTGCCTGAACAGCGGGATCGGTTACCGCCGACAGCTTCTTGGCGGCGACGGGATCTGCCTGCTGCTGATTACTCGGCACGTTGACGCCAATCGAGCGGAGGCGCTGACGCACCGTGGCTTCGGCGAGCGGGCGAGCCGACTGAACTTTTTGGTGGTACTGATCGGCTGGAATGGATATCTTGGTCAGCGGATTGGTCTGCGGACCAACCATGTTCGCCGCCTCGTCGTCCACCATGGTGAGAAACTGTTGCGGTGTCACCTTTCCGCCGGCACCCTCAGAACCAGCAGACGTAACTTGACCGTAGTTAATAACCTTTCCAGTCTGTGGATTCAGCATGCGTCCACTCTCCGGAATGGCTACGTATTTGTCGGGCAGATTGTCTTGCTTGTCGGCGTTCGTCAGGTGCGCCGCGTAAGACTTGACCACCTCCTCCGGCGGTAGTCCCTTGTACTCGGGATGGGCCGCCACAATGGAGTCTGCGCTGCTCTGTAGGGCCTGGGCAGCCGCCAGTTTCTGTCGCGTCGCCTGCTCGTTGCCCTGCTCAACCTTGATACGCTCCTGTCGTGCGTCCTGGCGGTCCTGTTCCTGTGCCTGCCGGTCCTGTTCCTGCTGCGTCCACTCAGCCGCCTTGGCCTTGTCGAGTGCCTGCTGGCGAGCCGAGTCCTCGGCATCGGACATGGACTGGTCGTAAGCCTTTCGTTCGAGCAAGAAGGCGTCGCCTGCGCCCTGGCCGTGATTGAGGTATGAGTTGAGCAGACCAGCGACCATGGCCGCTGACCCGGCGCGCTGCGCGTCTGCTCTCGCGCTAGTCTCGTCAAACGTGTAGTTGTACGGATTGGAGACCGACGAGAGAGGATGCGCGAGAGGGGCGGAGTAGTGACCTGGATTGCCTGGATTGGCGCTCGACTGCGAACCATCCGACAAACTTGCGAGGTGGCTGGCGAGCGTGCCGCCTGAAATGCCCAGCGAAAAGTGCGCCGCCGGGTGTGAGCTCGCGAGGATCGATGCCGTCACCGGCGAACGCCAACCGGAGCCGCCGGTCGGATCGCTGTAGTCGTCGCTGCTCAAGTCGGACTCGTCGTCTCCGTAAGACGAGCCTTTACCCAAGCCATTAGCCAGTTCGTACGCGTTGCCAAGCCACCACTGTGGATACATCGTCCTACCCCTTAGAAACCACCGCCGGCATTCGTGTAGCCAGCGTAGCCACCCATCGCTGCAGCGGCATACGGATTCACGCCAGCGCCGGGGACAACGTTCTGACCCTGCACGGTGGTCGATCCGCCCATGCCACCGATGCCGCGCAACAGGCCCATGTAGTTGTTGACGTTGTTCCAGGGTAGCTCGGAGTTGTACATGGCCGCCTGCTGGTTGAGAGCGGCGCGCGCGTTACCGCCGGAAATCTGCGCTGCGCGCAAACTGTTCTGCGCTCCAAGTTGGCCAACGAGATTGCCCACCGCACTATTGGCCTGTCCAAGACCACTCAGACCAATGCCAGCAAGGCCCTGAGACTGACCAATCGCGCCGAGTTGGTCCTGCGACAGTGAGTTACCGATGTCTCCGTACTGGCCCTGGTTGTACTGCTCGTTCTGCATCAGCATGCCGAGGGCCTGAAGATCCTGTGCGCGCTTGGTGGCTGCGGCGTTAGCCGCGGCGCTGGCCCCACTTGCCGCCGCGCTCGTGGAGATGCCATACCTGTTGGTGGCATCGTTCATGGCAGCGATGTCTCTGGTGTTAACCTGCCCAAGCAAGTTTTCGTACATGGATTGGCGCTGGGCCTGATCCTGCAAGCGCGTCGAGGCCGAAGCGTTTGCCATCTGTCGAACGGCATTCGTCCGCGCGTCGTTCGCAAGGCCCTTCCACATATCGCCGCCGAACCGGCCAGTACCCTGAGCCTGCGCGTCAAGGTCCCAATTGGCCTGGTTCATGCCCTTGGTGATATCGGCGTTCTGCGCGTCGATCAACGTCTGAAGATCGGCAGCGTTGGTCTTCGAGTCGAGGAGCTGTTTAACCTTGTCGTTGAACAGTCCGCTTGGCACCGTCGAGTCCGGCTCGAGACCGCCCCCGGAACCACCGACAGTACCGCCCATGCCATTGGATCGGTAGTAACCCGTAAAATCGGTCGGCGTGACGCCATATGAGCCACCGCCGCTACCGTTGGCATTGCTACCGCCGTAAGCACCGCCGAGAAAGTTCTCGATCTGATTCGCGGCGTTCTGGTTGTCGAGCTTGCCGCCAAGATTCTGCGCGAGGTTGTCAAGAATTGGGTTGAAGCCCTGATATCCAGTGCCGCCACTATCGGCGCCGCCTTGGCCAGAGAGGATGTTTTGCACGCCCTGCTGAGCGGCCCGCGTGGTTGGGTCGTTACCAGCCTGCAATCCACGCTGAGCGATCTGGTTGGAAAGTTGCGTGATGTCGGACTGTCCGGCAGGCCCGCGGGCGCCACCGACGCCACCTCCGCCACCGCGACGCCGGCCGCCACCACCACCACCACCCGTTGGCGCACTCGAGCCGCCGCCGATGTAGCGCGGTCCCTGCGCCATGAGATTCGTGGCGTAGTTGTAAACGCCCTCGACACCAGGGTCAATCAGTCCCTGGCCATAAGGCGTCTGAGTAGTCGTCTGATTCGTGTAGCGATCCTGCGGCTTGTTGGCCTGCTGCGCGTTCTGATAGGCGCCATAGGCACCCACTACACCGTTGATGATGCTTCCCCAATCCATGGCACTGAACCTCAGTAGTCGTAGAACCAGGCCGAATCGACGGCCGGAACACCGCGATTGATGGGAGCGCCGTTGCCGGCCTGACCACCGTTGCGAAACACGTCAGGCTGCGTGGCGTCGAAGTAGCTGGCCTGGTCTCGAGCCCAGCCATTCATCGCGTCCTGACCCCACTGGCCCTGGTTGTACTGGCCATAGACATGTCCGGCATCACGCACGACGGCGTTAGGCACGACGGAGAACTGCGGATCACCGCTGGAGTCGGTCCAGGTATTTTGCGTCGCCGTAACCGGGCCGTGGTGAAACACGTCGTAAGGCGTGAGCCAGTTGCCCACCATGTTCCCGACCTGCGAGCCACCAGCGCCGAGACCGAGGTCCCACAGGAGTCCGACGCCGCGGCCAATATCGCGGCCGGTGAGCTCCCAACTGGTATTGGCGTTCTGCTCGTGGCCTGGGTCATAACCGCCAGCCGAGGCGCCACCGCCGCCATAGCGCACGTCATTGCCGGCGCCGCGGAATGAGCCGGCCCCGGGCCGACCCGAGCCGGCGGTCCCATCCTGGCTAGGATCCATACCCGGCTTGCTCGACTGACCCACGGGCTGCGGCGCGTGGTTTGCCCACCACGGCAGACCGTCGCCAGAGCCGGACGCCGGCTGGCTTGGATTGGCGAACGATCCGCTGCCGGTGACGAACGACGGATCCGTCCACTGACTGTACGGAGAAGCCAGAGCTTCTTTCTGAAACGCCGTCATGTCCTCGATGCGCGGTCTACGTCTCATAGCTGTTGCCCCGCTGGAACGAACTCGACTACCACCTGAGTCAACAGAAAGTCACCCGCGTAGGTGTCCGCCGCATCACCGCCGACGCGCGTGATCTTGAGAGCGATGTGACGATGCGAGGCGTCCACCGGAATGAGGTCAGCGAACTGGAACGAGTGCTCGTCGCCGACGACTGAGGGTCCAGGCGTGTTGACCGCCGTGAACACAGTCCCGGCGGTGTCAAGGTTGCCGCCAGCAGCGACCGCCGACGCGCGACCGCTGACGCGCGAGTTGTTGGTGCTCGCCGTGTCACCGGTGTAGTAAACGGTCACGCGGATGTTTCCCTTGATCCAGTAAGCCGGACGATGTTTCTCAGCAAATGCCTGAGTTGTAGCTCCGTCAGGGAAGGCCAGAGCCGTGTGCAGGGCATTCGTGCCGATGCGAGTGAGACTCGCCCCGTCGAGGTAGCCGAAGTCTTGCGGCCCGAGGCGCCACAGGTAGTGATTGTCATTGATGTGATCTTCAATGACTCCAAGATTCGTCTGGAGGTCTCGTCTGTCCTGTACTTGCTCACGTCTGAATCCACGCATGACTCACGCGCTGTAATCGCCACCAGACACAAATTCCAACTCGAAGCCTTCCATCTCCTCGATGCCCGCGACCGGTAACGTGATTCCCATGACAACGGTATAGGTCGGGCTGTAGCCGGTGATCGTCACGTCAACACGGTGAAAGTCGCCGTACTCGGTCCCTGGGGTAACTACCCATCCATGGGAGTCCACCGTTGAATACGGTCCTTTCGAGTTGCGCACGTCGTAGGGCCGATTCTTGGTGGTGATCGTCACGCTCGTGGAGGAGGCGGAACTGCTATAGATGGGGCGGACGCGCGTGATCCTGGTAGGAGCGTTTTCGTTGAGCTGTAGGTACGCTCGCGTGAAATCGCACGCTCTGTCCGTCATGGTAGAAGTGAGCAGTTTCCCAAATCGCCCCGAAAGAGTCCCCGTGATGGCGACCAAGTCGCGTCCCGGTAGCCATGATCCCTGTCCAACGGCAGACGGCAAGCTGCGCAGGAAATCAACGCGATCCTCGGGAGTCCAGGTAGAGAACCGATCGTTGTCAACGTCGTAGATCGCGACTCGAGTAGGCTGAATGGCGGGATCGAAGCCGATATACGTGCTGTAGTAAGACCAGCAAATGGTGCGCGTGGCAGTGTCAACCGCCACCGATACCTGCGGCGTGTCAACGGTCGCAGCAATCGCGTTGTAGTTGAAACCGTTTTCCGAGTCCGACCCGTATAGATCGGTCAACTCTCTGGTCATGCGATTGGTCGTCAGCGAAACCAACGGACCCTCGCCACCGCGCAGCACCGCCGGACCGGCAGGACCCCACAAGTACACGTCGGAGTCGAAACGCACGATACTGTTGGGATAGGCGCACCCAGCGCCAGCCACGATCGGCCTGAACGTGAACGGCGGTCCGTCCACTCGCACGATTCCGCGCTGAAGCGTGATGATTCCGTAGTCGCCGCCTACCCCTCCGGTGATGTACCCGAGGTCGTAGTTGAGCGGCTGATATCCCGTGCCGGTCAGTTGGGGAGTCGCATTGAAACTGCCGTACTGACGACAATTGTCTGTTTGCGACCAGGCCACGACGGTCGGGTTATCGCCAGACGACAATCCGTCGAATCCAGAACCTAGGTTCAAGTACGCAAGAAACAGGTTGTTGCGAACGGGAAAGACAAAGCGCGCCTTGGGATCCATTCCAGCGCTGCCGCCACCGGACTGCGCGAGCTTCGTAAAGTTCGATGAGCTCGGAGACGTGAGCAACTGCACGTCGTCCGTGTAGTTGGTCATGATGACCGAATCACCAAAGGACGCTCCCTGCCATCCGGTGGTCGCCGCTGCGCTGTAGTTGCCGCCAGCGGAACGTGTCTTGTCGGTTACCGTCCACGGATTTGAAGTCGTGCCACTGAATTCGTACAGCTTGGTGGCATTGCCGATGTACCCCAGCCATCCACCGTTGCTCGGATGGACGTGAAAACCGGCAATCGTCCCGGTTAGCGCAGAGGTCTGAGCTGCCCAAAACGGGGCCGGCACGTACGTGTCCGCGAACGGAAACACGTTCATGGCCCGCATCAGCCCTTCGTTACGGAAGAGGCGGCCATCTGGCGTCAGGTCGCCAAACGGTACGAACAGACGGCTGGATTTTGCAGCCATCAGTCGATGATCCGACCGGCGATCTCCGTCGCACCGGCCGTGCGATCCTCCGTCTCCTCCTCGAGCATGCCCTTCTGCTCGAGCCAGGAGTTGAGCCACGAGTCTGCCGAGTCGGGATCCTTGAGAACCTGCGAATACAGAAGGTAGGCAGCTCGTGCCTTGACCATATGGCCGGCACCACTGGCGCCCATGTCCGTCCAGTCGTTCTCAAAATTGGTCAACTCGGTCGCAGACATGAGCCGCTGACCATCGGGCGGCCAATAGAACTCGTAAGTGGAATTGACGGAGTTGTAGCGCACCACGGGGACGCCAAGGTCACTCACGTAGCGGCCCTCGACTACATCCGTGCTGCTGATCGGACTTGGGTAGAAGCGCATCTTCTGCCCGTAGAAGTCCCAATACTCCGGCTGGCTCTGCACGACGCCAAACATGCGCATGCCGTCGAACTGAAGCGACGGAACGCGCAAGCACGGAAGCCTCTGATTGGAGTCACCGCCAATCAGGATGTAAAGCTTGCGACTGACGATCTCTACGAGGTCAGGGGGGGGTCCGTCACCGAGGGCGTAGCTTTCCTTGCCCTGCGTTAGCTGGAACTGGAAAGTACGCTCCGAGGTCCACAGGCGCTGCTGGCGATGGAATCGGATGGACTCGGCGATTTTTCGATCAACCGTCGTGCTATCCACGAGACTATGCAGGTCATCGAGCAGCATCTGTCTGATCGACCCGAAGCTCACCGTGGATGGCCTCCCTGAAAAAAGGCTCCCGGCCGGGGAGAGGATCCGTTGACTAGCCGGAGGGTTTCTTGGCTAGGCGGATGGGAGACCCCGGCCGGGAGCGCCCCTGCTCACTCTGTTAGTCGGTCACATCCGAGGCGTGGTAGTAGCCGCTCGTCATGAGACCAACGTTGAACGTCTTGGTGGTGTCCACGGTGGCGACGGCAGTCGTCCACTTGGCCTCCACCCAGAAATTCTTGTTGGTCGTCGTGAAGCCGATACCGTCCTCGGTAGCTGCCTTCTTGCTGGCACGCACAAAGTTTCCCGCCTGGCCAGCGGTAGAGCCGCTGATGAGCGTCTTGGTGGTCGTGCCATCGGTCAGACGAATGTCGAACACCACGGTGGGAGTGGCGTTGCTGTCGATCTGATCGCACTGCACGAAACAGTCGGTGATCGTGATGCCACGGTCAGGGACGGTGAACAGCTTGAGGATCGAGTTGGTCCCGCCATCGCCAGACATGAGGCTCTTGACGATGAAGTTGCTGTTCTGCGCCACGCCGCTCGGAAGCGGCACGCGCGTGCCCCACTTGTTGCCCTTGCTCGTAGTAGCCATAGCTCTTGTTTCCTTTCCTTAAGGCACTCTCAATTCACCATGCGCTTACGCGCTGGTGACGAGCTCCTTGGCATAGGAAGTGACCACGATCTTTCCGTAGTCCTCAGTCGTGCCCTGCTCGGCGATCGAGTAGTATGGGCAACCGAAGCCGGCGAGAATCGTCGCGGCGACACCCTTGTTGTTGGCGTAGTCCCAGGACTCCACCTCGTTGGTGAAGGTGGACTCGTCGTCGTATTCCTTGGCGAGACCGATGACCATCGACTGCGCGCCACAGAACACGCCGCGGCGTGCATTCGCAACTCGAGCGTTGCTACCGTCGATGCCAGGCGGAATGTACGGGCTCTCGACCCACAGCACGCCGTCATCAATGCCGAGCGCACCGCTGAACAGCGGATTACCCTCGATCGCGCCACCCTTGATGGTGTCGCGCATGCGCGCGAGCCAGCGCGAGTTGTCCTTGAGGTGTGCAACCTGGTACGGATGCACGAACAGGACATAGAGCTCCTGCCCGTGAATCATCGCGGGACGGATCGGGACCGGCAGCATCTTCGCCATGGCCACGAGGCGCGATCCGGTGTCCGTGTCGAGGATCGCCGAGGTATCGAGCGCCGTGAGATCGTCCGAGGCCGCCTCATGCACGCGGTAGATGTGCTTGGTGTCGGGAGCGCGCGGGGTGTTGCTGAAAGTAAGACCGAGGTTGGTCCCGTCGTGATACCACTCAGCCGCCGTGCTCACGTCGTAGCCAACGCCGGCCAGGTGCAGGAAGGCGCCAGCCTCCATGACCTGCGGCCAGTATTCGCCGAGCAGCCGGAGGGACTGCTTCCACACGTCCCAGGTGACGCGCTTCTGCGTCACGCGACCGTTGACGGCAACGGCGTGGCGGATCTGGTTGATCTGCCACTTGAAGGTCGAGGTGGCAAGGCCCTCTTCCTTGTTACGAAGCGTCTGATTGCCAAAGGTCGGCTTCTGCTTCAACTGGCGCGACAGCGTGATGGTCGCCTGCGTACCGCCAGTCTCGAAAACCTTCTTCTTACGCTGAATGAGGCACGTCTCATCCTCGCCGATGAGACCCGAGTTCTTGTTCATGAGGGCGGTCCGCTTCGCCACCTCGATGAAAAGCTCGGCCTCCCACTTCTGCACGACCTCGGGATCGGTGAGGTCGTAATAGGTCGGGCCAGACATTTCTTGTTACCCCAGGTATCGGTCTCTGCTGTGGGCATGCACGCGTACACGTTGCGCGCGCCCGGCTTCTGCGCTGGGGAACGTTTTGGAGGCAGGGCAGTTCCGAGCCCTCTGCGACCCGCTTTACGCCGGGGTCGGCGGCCTGCCCATTTGACCCATGAGTGGGTTCCGCGTTGCTTTCAACCGCCAGGCGGAAGCGGTCTGCGTCCTGATTCGCCGCGGACGATCCGGCCTTGTATCACCCTAGGACATGCAGCGTGTGGCTGTCAAACGTGGATTACCGCGCGTGACGACTCACCTTGCCGTAGGTCTTGGCAATCAGCTTTGAGACCTGCGCAGCGTGCTGAGGGCTCTGGAGCGCGTAGTCGGCCAGGTCTTCCTCCGACATGCCGCGCACGTCCAGGCCATCGCCAAGCGGGGCGCCGGTAGCTGACGGGGAAGAGGACACCACCGCGCGCGCGCGGCCGGCGGCGCTCTCGCGCTCGAGCCGAGCGGCTGTTGGGGAGCCGTTGCGACGCGCCGCCTGTGGCGCAGCCGGCGGAGTCGGCGTCGAGGGCATCTCGCGGTCAGCCTGGACCTTGGCCTGCGCCGGGGACATACCAGCGAGCTCCAGAGCATCGCGATAACTCGCCTTGATCGACTCGGACACGCTCATCCCAAGCTGCACTTGCATGCGCATGTCGCGCTGCTGGGCAAGCTGGACGAACTCCTCGATCTGTTCGTCGGTAGCGTCTGGAAACAGGCGCTGAGCCTGGCGGATGCCGCTCTGCGTCAGATAGGAGTACGCCGATGCTACCTCTGGATCGCTCTGGACTGCCCGCTCGAGCTCGTTCAAGGCATACTCGTCCACATCGATGGCCTGATGTGCCTGCGCCAGCGCCGCTTGCTGCTGCGCCCACGCCTGCTGCTGGGCTACCTGCTGCTGATACTGCTCGGCCTGGACGCGTAAATTCTGCTCGAGTAGCCAGTTGTTGTAGCCGACCGGATCGGTTTCCCGGTCAGGAATCTGCGCAAGCTGGGCCTCCTGCTGGCGCTGCACCTGATCCTGCTGCCAGGAGCGCAGGAACGGCATGAGCACCGTTCGCAAGTTGGCGTTTTCCTGACGCGCGGCTCTGGCCTCGTCGCGGATCTCCGAAAGCTCGCGATGGTTGGCGTGCGAGCGGCCGGCAAAGTGCGTCTTGAGGCGTTGTAGGGCCTGCTCGCGGGTCTCGCCTGCCACCGCATGAAGCCGGGCCTGTGCGAGCTCGCGCTCCAGGTCCTCACCAATGCCAGCGGCTGACGCAGCGCCCTCTTTGTCGCCGGCTTCCGACTCGTCGTCACCGCCGTCCTTCTCGGCTGCCAACGCCTTGTCGAGAAGCGCGTCCTCGTCGTACCCGGTACTCGTACTCTCTGCGGTCTCGGCTTCGATCTCAGCCATGAGTGGTTACCCTCCTATTGGCCTACTACTACTGCGCATTCCCAATTTGGGACTGATCGTTCCCATTTTGGGAGCTAAGCTGAATTCCAGCCTGAGCGGCCAGTTGCATCTGGCCATCGGCCGGAAGATCCTTGAAATTGATTGAAGTGGCTGGCGGCTTGCCCTCCGGCTGTTGCTGCTCGCTCTGCTGCTGTTCCTGCTTCGCAAGCGCCGCCTGAACTTCTTGAAGAATTTCCTGACGAATCTGTGAAGGGATGCCGGGAATCATCTTCGCCAGCACCTTGCTCGAGAAGAGAGGCTGACCAGTGTCCGGACGCGGTTGCAGGAGAGTCGGCACGCTCGTCTGAATGGCGTCCCACGTAGCTTGTAGCTGGTCGCCGACCGGCTGCACGTCTTCAACCGAAATGTCTTTCCAGTAGTCCGGAACGAAAGCAGACTTGTCTGGAAAGACAAGCTGCTGCTGGAACTTCTGTTCGCCCGTCACCGCGTCGTAAACCGGCCCCATCTGCGGCTGACCAGTCTGCGGGTCGGTAGCTGGCTGGCCCGTCTGTGGATCCACGACGGGCTGCTGCTCTGGGATTGGCTGACCGCTCGTCGGATCAAGCACCTTCTGATACGCCACGTCCTCGCCGACGATGCGCACGATATCTTCTGGATTGTAAAATGTGCGCAGGAAGGCGAGGAAGATTTTGCCGCCCTCGCGCCGGAAGTGGCGCAACGCGTCAAAGGGCTCCGCGTTGGCGGTCATGGCAGCGTCCTGCACCTGCTTGACCACCTGGCCACTGATGCGGCGCAAGTCACCGCCAAGCTGTCCAAGGGCGCCAGGATTGAAGCCAGCAAGGCGAGGCACGGCCTCACGGTAAAAACTCATCATGTCCGTGACCATCGCGGCGTAGGGCTGCGTGCCACCGGACTCAAACTTGTAGCCAGGCAGACTTCCCGAGAGCTTTCCGCGCCCGACCGTGATGAGACCGCCAGGCGATGCCCAGGTAGACATGGCCTCGTTGCGGTTTTTGAAGAAGCCATCCTCGACAAATAGCAGTCCCTTGGGACTGATCTGAATGTTCCTGACGAGCGCCGAGAGAAAGACGTTGATCCATTTCTGCGGATCTACTAGCCGCGAGACCAGCGAGGTCCAGCGTGTCCGCTTCGGCTGTGGAAAGCGGAAGCCAGTCAGGAACTGGATGGTCCAGCAGCCCGTTGGAACGTCGTCTGTCTCGAGAATCGTGTCTCCACAGACATAGGCATACTTGTAGGCTATCCGCTGCTTGCGGTTGATGTATGGCTTTGGAATGTCCTCGCCGAAGGTCGCAGAGTGTTGGTCTTTGAGCGCCTTGAGTTCGGCAGCGTTTTCCACGGTCTGCGTGGTGAATGGGTCCTGATCGCCATCCTGCATGTTCATCGAGGCGGCGATGGCGTCTGAATAGGTCTGCGACGGATCGGCCGGAACTCCAACCTCCCAATAGGTCGTGACGTCCTTCCACTCCTCGTACTCGATCCAGAGCGTTTTCCCGCGCGGGTAGTACACATCCATGGGCTTGTTACCAGCCATGCCCGCCCATGGGATGCGCGACGAGTCGGTCATATCCGTTGGCACCCACGGATTGCCGCCGCCGACACTCTTCTGGATCTCTTCGAACTTGTCTGGCCAACGCTCGCGGACACGCTTCTGCGACCACCACTGTCCGTAACGATGCCAGGCGCGATCCGAAAGATTGACCTGCCGCGCTTCTGGATCGGCCATGACCTGCCACATGGGAAGGTCCGTGATGACAATTCCACCGCCACGCTCGTTGAGGTCGTCTAACTCCCAGCGCACCGCCGAGACGCCCTGAATGCCGGGACCATCCTTGAAAGCTGCAGAAACTACTTGCTCAGCGTCCGCGGCCTGCATGAAGGCGCGATCGACCTGAGTCATGATCTCGCCTTCGCGGGCCTTGCCGGGATTGCGCGAGACGTAGCCACGTTCGAAGCGCTGCATCATCTCGCGACCACTGAAGGTCTGGAGTACCGGCGCAATCTCGTTCACGCTCAGGCGAGGCGCGCGGGGCTGTGCGGCAGTTCCCTGGCCATCCGCGCCGTCCATGCGACGCTTGTCCATGTCTGGCCATTGGTCGCCACCAACAAATTTCTGGAGTTTGGTGAACTCCTCCCACTCAGGTTTCCACGCCTGCGTGCCCACCTCTCGATGCAGTCTGAGCATCGTCTCTAGCGAGTCGTCGTCACCCATCGAGAAGGCGATCTTGGAGAGGTCTGCCATTAGAAGAAGTCACTCATCCAAGAGGTGGATTGATCGTCCGTGTACGTCCCCATACCCGAGAAGCGCATCGCCTTGTGCGAGGACCGCCAGGCAATCTCCTCTTCCTCTTCCGACGTTGGAAAGTCGAGAACCAGGTCGAGGTCTCGCCCATCCTCCGAGCGGCCCTTGTTGACAGCGAGAAGGTAGTCAGCCGCTAGGCCGTCATCAGTGATGGGAAGCGGGAACATGCCGTACTCTTTATCGAGGTAGTAATCGACCATGTTGTAGCGCTGGCCGTTCTCGTCCACTTCCCAAAGGCCGTCCTCGGGGTAGAGACGCCGGCCCATGCGATACAACGGCTCGAGTCCAGACCACTCGCGCTGCCTACCCTCGGACTCCTTGTTGCTGCGCGAATGGCGCGAACATGCAACGAGTCGTCCGACGTGCTGGTTGACCGAATCGAAATAGGTCCGGAGCATGTGCGTCCAAGTGGACTGGCCGAATTCCTCGACGCGAATCTCGATGAGATTCCCGACGCCAATCCATGCCATCGAAAGATTGAAGATGGCGGGCGCAAACTCGGACGGGGAAAGCTTTCGTCGCAAGCCGCCAACCCAGGAAATAGTCTTGTCTGCCTTGCAGGCCTCTACGCGGGCAAAGGTTGGATCGCCGGCACCCTTGCTGGGATCAATGCAAATGTAGAGGTTGGCTCCCTTGGCCCAATCCTGCGGGTGTGGCGTGTACCAACGGATCCAGTCGCGATCCAGGCTGCGCTCCTGGCCGGCGAGAGCGTCGCCCATGTTTTGCATCGAGTAGTTGGCAAGACCGCCCGGAGTAGACATGGCATCCAGTCGCTTGAGCGCCACCTCGAGCGGATGCAGATAAGGCGGAGCTCCGGCAAGCCGGATCTCGCGCACGGCAGGCGGCAGCTTCTGCCTGCGCCCCTCATCACGCACCGGCATGACGCCACCGCACTCGTCATACAGCGCCGCGATATCAGGCGCCAGCCTTGTCCTGTCCTCGATCGCGTGACAGCGCGTGCGGAAGGCGCCAGATTTCTCCAGATGCGTGAGAAGGCCGTTGCTATGGTGATGCGTTCCGTTGACCCAAATGCGCGGCACGCGACCGCCGGTCTCGAGAAACGAGGTGAAGCGCTGCAAGGTCTTCTTGCGCATGTCCTCGCTCTCGACCGTGCCCTCACTTTCAATGTCGTCTGCGATGAACACGCCGACGCGAGAGCCAGTGGGGGCAGTCATGATCGCGTGCCACGAGAGCGTGGGAAGCGTGGCAGGCAGAGTGCGCTTGACCGTGCAGCCAGTTTCCTGGTTCCAGAGCGGAGCCTCGCGCACGTCCTGATAGAAAACGTCGTCCCACGCCGCCTTTAGCTCGACGTTGTTTGCCCACTCGTTCATCGTGCGCAAGCCGTGACGCTGCGCCGCTTCCTTTAGGTGGGCGATGATTGCGACCACCTCGTTGGGCTCGTTGATGACAAGGTTGGTCACACCGACGTAGCAGCGCCAGGTGCTTTTCCAGTGGCCACGCGCGCTTTTGTCGAGAACGCGATCGCCGTCGAATTGATGCTCTCTGGCCACGTTGAACTGGAAATCGCAGTCCACCTCTGGACGCCCGGTGAACGGGTCTAGACGCTGAGTTCCAGACAGGAAGAGAGACAGCACGTACCAATCGCAGGCGGTGTACTGACGAACGGCGGCCTTCCAAGCCACCGAATCCTCAGTGGCGAGCCTGTTCAACGTAGCCAGGAGATCGAATGCGTCGTGCCGCGACTGCGGCAGCTCGACCTCAACCGGCTCGGCATCCGGCGAAAGCCTCTCTTTGTAGAGGACGTACCGGGGCCAGTCGAGACTCACTCAGCGACCCAGCTTCCGATTCGCTTTAGCGTCAATCTTCTCTTTGGTGGACTCGGAGATGCGGCCGGCATTGAACGCCTGACTAGCACGCGCCTTTGCATTGGCAGCATGGGAAGCATCTGGCATCGGATATTTCCGCTCACCGGGCATTCCAAACTCGCTCGCTGGCAGCGCATTCCTGCTCGCCGCACTCATGTGGTGTTGCATGAGCGAGTGATGTCTCTTCCTCAAATGTTCAGCACGGTCAGCCACGGCTAGCCTCCATCAACTTCCTGTGCCTCTTGTTCAATCGCGATGCGCGCGCTTCGGGATACGCGCCACCATTGGCCTGTTCCTTGCGCTTCTCGCTCAACATGATCGCGACCGCCTGCGGCTGGTCATGCACAACGGGGCCGCCAGGACCGCCGCTGTGCAGCTTCCCGGCCTTCCACTTGTGCATCACTTCCGAAGAAGGAATGGCCTACACCTGCTGCGTGTAGTTGTCGTCCTCGTCGTTGTCCGAGACGACGGGATACTTCTTGCTCTTCTTCTTGGGCAGTCTCGGTAGCGTCGTCAAGTCCTGTCCAGCCTTGGCGCCAGCGGCCACGGCCGGGTGCGTACCCGCGCCGATGGTCTCTTTCTGCGCCTTGGCGGCCATCTTGAGGAGCGCACCATGACGCTTAGCCAGCGCCACGCCACGATCCTGAATCTGCGGCGGATAGGCCATTACCCAGCCTCCTTGACCGTCTCTGGAATGAGGTCAATCACGTTGTCGCTAGAGGTGCCAGACGCAAGCGCTGGCCGTTCGCGGTTGGCCAGTAGCGCCTTGGTCCTGGCCTGAGAAGCGGCGACGACCTCAGCCGGAATGAAGTGATGTTCGATCTTGCTGGTCAGTCCGCCCGTGACCTGAAGCTGCTTCTTGGCAGCGTGGCGCGTTGGCATCTGCGCTTCGAGCACCTTGAGACCGATCTTGGCGCCGTCTGCGTCACTGACCTCGGCCTGCTCCAAAACGTTCTCGCGGATCTTTGAGTAGCGGATGGATTCGAGCGAGCGGACGCGCTCTGCAAACTCTGCGTTGTAACTCTTGCGATCCTCTTCGGTGAGGTCGTAAATAACGTTGACACCGATGCCAGTCTCTTCACATGCCTGCGGGATCTTTCCGCCACTTCGCTCGAGTGCCTCAAAGAATCGCTCGTGCCAGTCGTCGGCGTAGAGCCATTCGTCGCGACCAGGCGCCTTCTTGACTAGCTTCATCGCGGCCTTGAACTGCTCACCCATGGACGCCGAGTTGGACCACTTCCAGACCTCGTTCTTGAGTTGTGAAACCGAAGTGCCGTCCTCGCCGAGCTCGTCGTGCGCCCGCTGGCACAGAACGACAAGCGGCACGCCGGATTGGAGACGCTTCAAGACCTCTTCCTGCTTCCACCAAGACGGACGCGGAGTGTGCGTTCGACTCGTCTTGAACGGGTGCCAGCCGGAGAAGTCGTTCACGCACTACTACTCGTAAACGGTGCCCGGAGGCGCGTTGGGACTCGGCTTGAAGGGAAGCTGCGGCGGCGGCAGCTTGCCAGCCGGCTTTCTCAACACACCACCCATGAGCGTCCCAAGACGCCCACGGATCTGCTGTGCGCGCTGGCGAGGATCCATGATACCGCCCGAGCCGCGCCACTGCGCACCACCCATCGGAATCGCACCGTCCGGCATGCTGGGAGCACCCGCCCCGCGGCCCATGGTCTGCGTCGGATTGTTACCAACTCCCTGCTGCGGACCGCCAAGCGGCTGTGCGCGCTGGCGAATATCCATCATGGGCATCTGAGCGCCCGCTTCGACTGCCGAGACCGTTCCAGCCCCCAGGGGAGGCGCGCCGCCGGGGCCTGGACCACTAGGAAACTGCAAACCACCGCCACCCTGCGGCGGCTGGCCGGGCAACACGTCATTGGGCGCGTTTGGATTCAGCGGAAACTGCGTATTCGGCTGATTCACGCCCTGTGTCTGACCGCCAAACAGCAGACCACTGGCATTGACACGCCCCTGCGCGGCCTGCCCAAGCGGCTGAAACCCGCCGTGCTGGCCCATGACGCCAATCTGGCCGTTCTGATTGGTCAGCCCCTGAAGGTTGTGCGCCGGGTTATACGGCGTCGGAGGCTTTGGCATCGGAGACGCGCCAGGGCCCGCGGGCGCCGGAGCAGCGCCAAAACCGCCGCCAGGAGCCGGAGCCGCCCCCGGCGAGCCATCGGCGCTCATCGGCGGCGCCATCGCCCCAAGCTGACCGCGCATCCCGGCGATCGCGTCCTGGATGCGCGGTCGCATGCCGGGGCCAGCCGATCGCATGCCGGGGCCAGCCGAGTTGGCAAAGGGAGCCATGGCTTACCCCTTGCCCGTGCTGACGTTCACCGAATCGCTCTGCGAGCTCGAGCCGGGACGCGAGTCCTGCTGGCCCTTCCAGTCACCACGACCACCCGCAGACGGGACGTAGTTATCGCTCTGAGACTTGGTGCTCGAGCATGGACGCGAATCCGGAAGGCCCGTCCAACTCATCTTGCCGCCACTCTTTGCCATGTCGTGTTACCTCTTTCCTTCCTTGCTGAAGTCACGCCACGAGGACGTAATACTCGAGTTCGGGCGTGCCCGCGCTCGAGATGGCATACGGCGCCGTAGTGGACGTGCTGAATCTGAATGCGCACCACTCGCCAGGCTGAAGCGTGCAGAAGTTGGTAGCGCCAGTGGCCTGACGAATGGAGATGCTGTTCGTAGCGTCGCGATTGACCGCGGCAAACCAGCCACCGCCGCCAGTCGCCTCGCCAAGATTGATCGCCTCTTCCGTGTTGCCAATAGCCTGTCGTCCGTGCGTAAACTTGCTGCCGGTGAACGTCGGCTGTACGGAGACGCCCAACATGCCATTGGACAAGCTCTTGGAAAACGAGAACGCCAGCGTGGCCGTAATCTCACTCGCCAAGAGCGCCTCTCAGTTGCGCGGCAAGCACGACGAGACCGCCAGCCAGTAGCAGCCAGTACGTGAAAAGGTCAGCGGCATCGCGCAGCGCGTGACGCACTCAGACCTCGAGGACCACCACGCGGCCATTCGCGTCCACTTCGAAAATCGAAGCAGCCGCCTGACCATTGCCCAGGCAAAGACGCAACTTGCCGCCACCGTGGCGCTGCACAAACACGCCCGTGTGCAGGACGGCGCCGGCAGCGTCCTTGGCGATGAGCTCTTCGGTGTCCTGACTGTTACCAGTAGGATCTGAGGCGGCCACAAATCCCGCAATGCCAGGAGTGTCGGGAATCTGAACGTAGTCAACAGACATCGTGCGCTTCTCCTATTAGCCAGTCGGAGCAGTGAACTGACGGTAGAAAACCGTGATTCTGATGACTCCAGCACCAGGCGTACCGGTCGTGGTCACACGCACCTTTGCCGCAGAAGCCTGCGTCGGACCATTGTTGTCAGCGTTGACAGAGCCCTTCCACTGGTTGATACCGACCGATGTAGAACCATTGGTCATGGTCGAGTTGGCAGACGCAAAACGAGTCCCCACGTTGGCATCGCCAAGTGACCAGTCAGTGGCCGTCGTAATCGTGGCCGTGACGCGCGCTACAACCGAGTCGATGATCGAGTTGGCAGGGAGCAGGTTGGCCGACGTATCCGTAGTAGTGCCCGACGTAGAAAGCGTCAACAGCTCTGACGACGAGGCCCACACCCAAGTGGCGCC